ATGGCTACAAAAACTCAACAAAAAACCGCTAATTACATTGTACGTTATTCCGGTGGTATTCCCGGTTCAACCGTTAACTATCATCTAGTTGTTGGTTATACTCGTTCACAGATTAAGGCTTATGCTAAAAATCTCCGTCTCCGTTACGCTGTTGTTAATGTTGCTAAGTGTGATTATTCAATATAATTCTGTTTACTATGAAAAAGTGTGAAAAGTATAACATGAAAAAAGCTTTTGAAGAAAAGCGTGATTTTGATTTTACTATTTATATGGTAATTCATCCTTCCTTTATTTCCCGTTCTACAAAGCTGATTCCCGTTCATCGCTTTACTCTCTTTGCTCTCACTGTTCTTGAAGCTAGTAAGATAACTAAGTCTATCAGTGTCTTGCCTCAATATGTTTGTACAATGTCTTTAATTACTGAATAATGAAATTATCTAATGACCAAATTAACCGTATCGTCCAGGCTATTGTTACGGCTATTGTTACTATTTGTAATATTATTCTAGTTTCTTCGTGTGCTGTTACTATGTCTATGAGTGTTCAAAAGAATAATTCCAGCTCTACTCAAAAAGTTGATTCTTCTACTGATTCTCGTAATGATTCTACGCATCTTGATTTATCGCCAAATTTCTAATTATGTTACAAAATCCTTTTTGTAAGTGCTTGCATCCTAAACGTATAACTAATCCTTATACGCATGAATCTATGGTAGTTCCTTGTGGACATTGTGAAGCCTGTACTCTTGCTAAAAACTCCCGTTATGCCTTCCAATGTGATTTGGAAAGTTATGTTTCTAAGCATACCCTATTTATTACTCTTACTTATGCTAATCGCTTTATTCCTCGTGCGACTATTGTTGATTCTCTTGAGCGTCCGTTTGGTAATGATTTAGTAGATAAGGAAACGGGTGAAATTCTTGGTGCTGCTGATTTATCCTCTACTGATATTGATAGATTACTTAATAAATTCTATCTTTTTGGTGATGTCCCCTATTTGCGAAAAACTGATTTACAATTATTTTTTAAAAGATTTCGTTATTATGTCTCTAAAAAACTCCCCCGTGAAAAAGTGCGTTACTTTGCCGTTGGCGAATACGGACCTGTACACTTCCGCCCGCATTATCATATCTTATTATTCCTCCAATCAGATGAAGCGTTATCGGTATGTTCAGAGGCTTTATCTCAAGCATGGTCTTTTGGTCGTATCGATTGTCAAGTCTCCAAAGGTAAATGTTCATCGTACGTTGCGTCATATGTTAATAGCTCTTGCACTATACCCAAAGTTTTTAAAATACGTTCCGTCAGTCCGTTCTGCGTTCATTCTCAGAAATTGGGTCAGAAGTTTCTTGTTTGTGAACGAGAAAAAATATACTCGCTTACCCCTGAGTGTTTTATTAAAAGAAGCATCGTACTCAATGGAAAATATAAAGAGTTTGATTTATGGCGGTCGTATTACTCTTATTTCTACCCAAAGTGTAAAGGATTTGCTACTAAATCTTCACGTGAACGTGCTTACTCTTACTCAATCTATGATACAGCGCGGAGCTTATTCCCCGAAGCTTCTACAACGTTATCACTTGCAAAAGAAATAGCTGTTTATATACACGATTTTCATAGTACTAAATCTACTTATTTGATTGATTTGTTTGGTGCTTGTTCTGAACAATCTAAATTATTTGAATTGGCAGATTATTTTTGTGACTATGAGAATATTTCTTGTCCTGTTGATTCTGTTGATTTTGATTTGTTTGTTCATCGTATTTATTCGGAATTACTTGTTTCTAAACATTTCCTTTATTTTGTTTGTACTCATAATACATTGGCAGAACGTAAAATTAAACTCCGTTTGATTGAGGATTTTTATTCCCGTTTGGAATATATGCATTTGACTGATTTCTTTGAATCTCAAAGATTATTTTTTGAGTCTGATTTGATTGGTGATGCTGATTTGCTTACTGATGAATGGGAGAATACTTATTATCCTTATTTCTATTGTAATGTTCATACGGATTTTAATTCCTTTCGTGAAACTCCTGTTTATAAACTTTATAGTTCTGAAATTAAAAAGCTCTTTAATGACCGTATAAAACATAAAAAACTTAATGATTTAAATAAGATATTTTTTGACAATTAAATTTTTCTGTTATGGCTAATATTATGTCTTTGAAGTCTTTAAAAAATAAGACTTCTCGAAATGGTTTTGACCTTTCCTCTAAACGCAATTTTACTGCTAAATCTGGTGAACTTCTGCCTGTTCGTTGTTGGGAGATTCTTCCAGGTGATTCTTGGTCTATTGATTTGAAGTCTTTTACTCGTACACAGCCGTTAAATACTGCTGCTTTTGCTCGTATGCGTGAATATTATGATTTCTATTTTGTTCCGTATGATTTGCTTTGGAATCGTGCTAATACTGCATTAACTCAAATGTATGATAATCCGCAACATGCTGTATCTATTGACCCTCTTTCTAATTTTGTTTTAACAGGTGATATGCCGTATACTACTTGTGAGCAAATTGCTACTTATTTGAATAAGGTTGCCCTTAATGATGGTACTGAACGCTCGGTTAACTATTTCGGTTATAACCGTGGTATGTGTTCCGCTAAGCTTCTTGAGTATTTAGGCTACGGTAATTTCTATACTTACGCTCAATCTAATACTAATACTTGGGCTTCTAAACCTTTGATGTCAAATCTCCAACTTAATGTTTACGGACTTCTTGCCTATCAAAAGATTTATGCTGACTATTATCGTGATTCTCAATGGGAAAAAATTTCGCCTTCTACTTTTAATGTTGATTATCTTAACGGTACTCAGATGGATATGAGGTTATCTGATACTATTAATGCTGATTATTATAATCTGTTTGATTTGCGTTATTGTAATTGGCAAAAGGATTTATTTCACGGTGTTTTACCTCGTCAACAATATGGTGATGTTGCCGTTGTTTCCGGTACTGTTAATTCCGGTAGTCTTTCCGGTGATGGCTCTATTTCTTTTACGTCTGACCCTGTTTTAGGTTTAAATAATTTTAAAGGTCTCCATCTTGATTTAAAAAAGGACGCTTCTGCTGTTTCTGAATTTAGTATTTTGGCTCTTCGTCAAATGGAGTTTATGCAGAAATGGAAAGAGATTACTCAATCCGGTAACAAGGACTATAAGGAACAAATTGAAAAACATTGGAATGTTTCGCCTGGTGATGGTCTTTCTGAGATGTGCACTTATTTAGGTGGTACTACTTCTTCTCTTGATATTAATGAGGTCGTTAATAGTAATATTACCGGTGAAAATGCTGCTGATATTGCAGGCAAAGGCACTGGTGTAGGTAATGGTCGTATATCTTTTAATTCGCAAGGTCGTTATGGTTTGATTATGTGTATATATCATTGTCTGCCTTTGATTGATTATACTACTGATATGGTCTCTCCTGTGTTTACAAAGGTAAATGCTGCTGATTATGCTATCCCCGAATTTGACCGTGTAGGTATGCAAGGTGTGCCGCTTGTTTCTTTAACTAATCCTTTGAAGAGTGTTTTAGATAATCCTGTTAGTGTTTTGGGTTATGCTCCCCGTTATATTGATTATAAAACGGATGTAGATTCCTCTGTAGGTGCTTTTAAGACTTCTCTTAAATCTTGGATTATCTCTTTTGATAATATGTCCGTTTCCGGTCAATTCGGCTCTATTGACGAAAATAATCAGCCTACGCCTCCGGTTAGTCCTTTAAATTATACTATGTTTAAAGTTAATCCTAATTGCTTAGACCCTTTATTTGCTGTTAATGTTGGTGATACTGTTGATACTGACAATTTTTTGTGTAGTTCTTTCTTTGATGTTAAAGTTGTCCGTAATTTAGACACTGATGGCTTGCCTTACTAGTCCTTTATTTTTTTTTAATTTTAAATTTTATAGTTATGTTTTGTTCTAAACGTCGTTTAACTCCTTGTGATTCTGATACTACTTTAGTTGTCGGTTCAAAGGAATTATATTGTAGTGAATTTCGTGAGCCTTCACCCGTTGATGATTTTATGTTTCAAGAAATTGAGAGTAACGGAGTTCCTAGCACTCGTTTGACTTCTGATATTTATATGTTGTTTAATCAACAACGGTTGGACCGTATGTCTCGCGAGAGGTTACTTTCTCACTTTGACTCTCTTACTATTCGTGACCCTAAATTTTCTGATTTGCGTGGTAAACTTGGCGATGAGCAATTGATTTCGTTTGTTAAGTCTCGCTTTATTCAATCTCCTAGTGAGTTGATGTCATGGAGTCAGTATCTTATGAGTTCTTCTGATGAAGTTGTAGCTTCTCTTGCTGCTGCTCAAGCACCCGATGCTTCTGCTACTTCTGCTCCTGAACCTCCTGAATAAATATCTTGTATTTAGTGTATAAAATCGTACATAAAATGTACAAAATCGTACATTTATACGCTATTTCAATTAAATTAACATTTCGCACGTGCGTATTTTGCGCGCGTGTGTAATTTCCGTTTGAAATGCGTTAATATCCTGCATAGTGTGAAAAGATGCAGTCAAGGAACACCGACAGAATGCATCACACACAAACAACAACGGAAATACAAAGGCGTTCCGTTGAAATGTGCTAGGAACGACGCACATTTATTCTGGGATATTATAAGGGAGTCGAATTTGACTCCCTTAGGAAATTAATCGCAACTCTGTTGCGTAAAAGATAGCAACTTTGTTGCGTGTTTTATTCCGCATGGTAGCGTGCGAGTTGGAGACTCGTGCGCTTAGCGCCTCCGGATTTAATCCGGATAGCGTCGCCGTCGCGTTAGCAGGCGTTAAAATGGCGGCTTTAGCCGCTTCCTAAAGAACTGAATCTTTTTGGCGGCTGATTGTGTTTATTTATTAACTTAAGATTTAAAAATTATGGCTGCTGCTGCTGTCCCTATTGTTTCCGGTGCTGTTGGTGCCGGCATTTCCGCTGTAGGCGGAGCTGCTAGTACTTATGCTAGCAATCAAGCAAATAAGGAAATTGCTATGATGAATAATGCATTTAATGCGAAAATGCTTGAAAAACAAATGGCTTATAACAAGGAAATGTATAATACACAACTTGGTGACCAATGGAAATTTTATAATGATGCAAAACAAAATTCTTGGGATTTATTCAATGCTTCTAATGAGTATAATTCGGCTTCTGCGCAACGTCAACGTTTGGAAGCTGCCGGACTTAATCCCTATTTAATGATGTCCGGTGGTTCTGCAGGTACTGCTTCTTCTACGTCTATGCCTTCCGGTTCTTCTCCTTCTGCTCAAGGTGTTAACCCTCCTACCGCTACGCCTTATTCTGCTGATTATTCCGCACTTGCTCAAGGTCTTGGACAGGCTGCCGATATTATTTCCTCTAGTGCTAAACGCAAAGTAGACAATGCTACTGCTGAAAATCTTCGTATTGAAGGAAAATATAAAGCCGCTAAAACTATGGCAGAAATTATTAGTTTGCGTACTGACGCTAAGACTAAAGAAGGTCGTTTGGCTCTTGATAAGCTTATTTATTCAATTGATAAGGATTTGAAATCCTCTCAAATGGCAGTTAATTCTGAAAATATAGCTAATATGCAGGCTCAACGCAAGTTGATTAATATTCAGACATTGATGGCTGATAAACAGTTGTCATTCATGGATGCGCAAAATAAGATGGATTTGGCGCAAAAAGCTGCTGATATTCAGCTTAAATATGCTCAAGGTGCGTTAACTCGTAAACAGGTAGAACATGAGATTGCTAAGATTGCCGAAACTCATGCCCGTACGGATGGACAAGTACTACAAAATACTTCTCAAATGTATCAAAATGCGTTTGATGTCGATACGTATAAGGACCGCGTGAAAACTGTTAAAGAAACGTTGTTTAATCTTATTCACGATACGGATAAAGTTGGAATTTTTAATACAGGCTCTAAAATTTTGCGTTCTATTGGTGCGATAGATTAATCTATTTATTACATTTGTAAAAACCAAATATTTTAAGTTATGATTTGTTTATTACTTGGCTTCTTGCCTGCTGGTAGTGAGTGGCTTATTATTTTAGTCGTTTTAATTTTGCTTATCTATTTGTTAGGTAAATTTATTCGTTCTTTGTTTAAGTAA